ATAAGCATCATCAAAGTTCTCATCATCGAAGACATAACCTTGTGCAATTAGTGAGTCAGTAAATGTCATTTTGTTTCAGTGAGTGAAAGCACCAAGAAGATTAAACTCAGCAGCAATTTGCTTCTCTGCAATACGCTTACCATCAATCTGGAAAGTATAACGCAACTGTCCTTTTACAGTCTTGCTAACTTTACAGGTCAGGCAAACTTCGCCATTTCGTTGACCCTGAAGATCATACTTTGCGAAGTAGTGATTACAAACTCCAGGCAGTCGATAGTCAACAACTCCATTACGTTGTTGATAGTTTTCGAGAGCAAGTTGCTCGCTGAGTTTGATGCTGTCAAAGAGATCAGTGATGTTCATACTACTACACTACAGAGTAACAAGCAACCCAGGAAGGAACACCAGATAATGCTAACGAACTGTTGCGATCATCAGCATAATCTTGTGCGTCATCTTCAGAGTAGAAAGGTCCAATGTATTCTGGAGATTCCAGATGCTCTGACCAGAATCGAACTGTGAATGTTTTGCTCATACTATAGAGACACTTTGGAGGTGAGCTATTTTAACTCTCAGAGACCATTGATAAACTCAGCAAGTGCTTCTTTGTATTCAGTTTCAGTCTCAAAGATGCGACCATGAATGTTACGAGGATAGGTTACGTTAGTTTCACCAACTGCAGCAACATTGCGACAGTCTTGTTCATCATAACCCATTTCTACAAGAGTTGCAACGTAAGGATTGTAGTTTGTCATTTTATTATCAAGCAGCAAAAAGATCATGGAGTTTGTCATACAGTGCAGCAACATCTACACCAAGTTGCTCACTGCACTCATCCCAATCATCATGAAACTCAATGAGATTCAGAAGGGCACGAATGTCATCGTGATTGAGAGTTTGTGTCATTTGTTCAGTGCTCATACTACTGATACACTTTGGAGGTGAGCTATTTTAATGGGGGGCAACTTGTACCTCTTTAATATCAGAATCATAATACTTCTGAATGATAGAATCAATCACAGAATACCACTCAGACTTACCACTAGGATGCCCACATTCTCGTGCTTGATTCAGAAATCGTAGGATGCAAGTTTCCTCATCCCTAGTGAAATTAACACGATTCAATGTATAACCAGTGTTCATAATCAGACAGAAGGAGTAACGTCGATTTCTTTAATGTTCAACCCACAGAGTTGATTGTAGACGCGATTGAGTATAAGATCACAGGCACGAATTGCCTTGGATTTCTCATACCAAACTGTCACACATCCGTCGTTGGTTTCTACTCGAACGCGATAGTTTTTCATTTGAAATAGAATGAATGAACGTCAGTTTCTTCGTTGTATTGAATAACAAAATCACCAATCTCTACATTATCACTTTCTTCCACAAGTTGAGCGAACTCAGTAACATTTGCGAATGGAAGTGAAGGAATAACGCAATCACCAAACTCATCAAAGGAGTTAATACAGTTGCCGATGAACTTCATAATCAATCAGACAGGAAGTGTGCAGAAAGTTCCACACCAACCACGAACCCAGTTTAGAGTTTCAGCGTAGGAAGTGCGAGGTTTGGACATTACCATGCTCACATTCTTCTCAGGATTGTAAGCAATAGCAACGTACTTATCTTCTACCTGTTGAATCCACATTTGATTCACTTTACCTTCTTTCCAGTTGGTGTGATAGTGGTAGACTTGATCCATTAGTTCAGTGCTTACACTATAGAGACACTTTGGAGGTGAGCTATTTTAATTCAGTCCTCATTCCATCCCATAATGATAAGAATTCCTAGGATTACAGCGATAGGAACAATAATCCACCAGTATTTTACGAGCAACCAAATACCAAACAGAAATGCGCCTAATGCTAGATAACCACCAACATCTCCAGAATCATAGGATGAAGAATTGCCACCAGATCTTACCTCTCTAAGATTAACAATTTGCTGCACATCTCCATGCTTAGCATAGATTTGCTGTTTCGCACCTTGAAAGGTTGCTGCTTCTACCTCAGTGTTGATACGACCAACACTTGAATTAACAAATACTTCTGCTGTCCAAGTTGCCATTACCAAGTTCCTCTTTGAATGTGAATCTTGCGAATTTCAGAATAGATGAAGCGTTGAAGTTTGTTGTCGGTGGTGTTATCAAAAGCATAATACAGACGATTTAAATAATCATCTTGTGTTGCTCCTATGTTACCATCACCACCAATTTCATTGAGTGAAGAACCTGCACGAACTTTAGACTTTCCAAAGTTACCAGACACACGCCCAGTTGTACGAAGTTTGGGACGAATCTTTGAAAGGTTAGAGTAAGTCATCGTGCTATAATGTCCAGAGTTTCCAACAGCATCATAGCAAGTTCCATTTGATTTTCATCATCAATCACAGGAATGTTTGTCTCAACAAACTCACTCGCAAGTTGAGCAAAAAGTTCAGTAGTTCGCTCATCTGCGAACACAGAAGTGGCAAAATCACTCTTGAAACCATCACGCAGCAGACGCAGAGAACGTGTTACTGTCAGGTCTTTGATTTCTTGGTTGTAGTCAGTCATTGTGGGAAAGATTTGTGTTTGCAAATACATCAACGAGCATACAAGTAACCACCTGCCCAGTCAGCATTTTCGAGCAACCATTCACGATCTTTGATCAATCGCAGGTCATAACGTACACCTTTGGCAGGTGCTTTAATGCTTGCTGGTTTATACACAGAACCAGTCTTCTTATCAATGAAAGCATGAATACTGTCACGACGATCACCAATATGCATGAAGACTTTGTGATACTTACGCCCCGAAGAATCAAGGGAGTAGTGATAACCATCAGGAGCATCTTGCTGGAGAGCATCACACAGCATCAGACCATACTTAACAATGTTAAGATAGATCGTGTTGCGGGCATCTTGGGTTGCAACGTAATCAGCGAAAGTTGTGGTTGTCATAATCACTTATTCAGGAACTTGGAGAAAGCATAAACAACGATGTCGCAGAGTTCTTCATCAACAAACTCAGGCAGATCATTTACATAACGCCAAGACATCAAATCTTCCTGAAGTTGCTCACGAAGAGTGAGGAGATTGGTTTCAGTCATTTCAGTTGTGCTCATACTACTAGGACACTTTGGAGGTGAGCTATTTTAATCATCCCCAATTCTTGGTGATGGTAAAGTTTGCATGAGAGAATGTTTCACGATCCACTACTTTAAGTGTCCCATATTTGTTACTGATGACATAACCTTCATGGAAACTGTCAACATCACCAATAGAACACTCAATTTGATCCAATTCGTGGATAAACAGGAACAAATCGTCCTTGATTGTCTTCACCAACTTCCACAAAGAGATGAGATACTTGTCACAATCACATTTTTCTGCAATTTCATTTTCATCCACGATCCTTTGCTCCCTGATGCAAGCATTGATCTCTTTTTTGATTTGTGTTGCTTTGTTTGGCGTCACAAACTCACACAGAGTGGACATTTGCTTGGCAAACTTACACACATCCTCCAAATCTTCACGATAAGGGTTCAGTTCCACTTCAGGTTGCACAAACAGGCAATGCTTGGTGCTGATGAGTTTGCTCATCAAAGGAGCAGCAGTCATCTCACGAATGTCATCAGCACCACCATAGATTGTGTGTGGAGCAATGATAATTTCCTGACGAACTTTCTCAGGGAAACGATAGGTAATTGTATTGGGCGTAAAGGTATCCAACCCTTTACCAAAACCAATCCAATCACCTTGGAGCACTTGTTGAGTGCGAGGCAGGAAATCTAGGCAGAAGATGAGGATTTGCGTTACACGAGGTTGTCCACCAAAATGAGTAAAGATGTCATCTTCGTTATAGCAAAGACGAATCTTTTTCTTGTTAAATGCTGCTTTCGTGCAAACAAAGAACTTACCATTCTGAGGATTAGTGCCCCAAACAATAGCAGGAGCACCATCCATCTTAACGCTGATACTAGACTCTACATCAGAGAACCAATCAAGAACTGAAAGATCACCAGTTAGGATGCAATCTTCAGGGTGTTCCAGATGCTTGTTTTGCATTGCGTTAGTCTTCATACTATAAGGACACTTTGAAGGTGAGTAACTTTAATTCTACCACAAAAAAAGGACTCAAAGAGTCCAGAGTTCCACTTCAATTAGTGGCATACTTAGCACTGATTTGCTGATACTTTTCAGTTAGAAAATCAAGTGCGTTTTTCACATAAGGAGCAACAGTTTCAGTCAACTTGCTCACATCTTCACGAAGTTTGTTGACTTCATACTGATGAATCTCCCAGCGAACCTTAATATCTTGAAAGTATTGATCCCGAGTAATCAGAACTTGAGGAGCAGATACTTCAACAACATTTGCAGTTTGCTTGCGAGCGCGAGGCATAGAGTGGATGCGTCTTACATTACTAGGACACTTTGGAGGTGAGCTATTTTAATCCAATGGAAGTTTCGCTACTGATTTACCTTTTTTGTGGTCATCAATGAACTTTCTTGCTGATGCTTCAGTCCTACACACTTTGAGTTGCTGCCCATTGCAAATTACCATCAGTTGATTGCCATAGGGCACAGCAGCATAATTCCCTTTGCCCACAATAAATCCTTCTTTCATTTCAATACTTATCAATGTCAATGAAGCGATATCCCTTACGAGCAGAATCGTGCTTACCGATGATTTGTGGGATAGTACGATAGCAGATGTAAGGAACA